AATCCTGTTGAGAAAATCGGTAGTGGTCCATCTGGAAAACTAAGTGACTATAAAATTGCAGCTTCTGAAGCTAATGCAATTTTTCAAGGCTCAGTTGTAATGCCTGACTCTGGATATATCCAAGTAGGTGCTGCAGGTAGTGCGCCGTTCACTGGTGTTTTTTGGGGATGCAAATACGATGATCCAACAACGAACAAACCAACATTTAAAAACCAATATGCGACGACAACAGCTGTTGCCGATGCTTTTGTTTACGACGATCCGTACCAAGTATTTGAAATACAAGCGGACGGAGCGTATGCACAAACAGCAATTCAGCAAGCAGCAGACATCACCGCAGAATCTGGTTCAACAACAACTGGAGTAAGTACGCAAGAGTTAGACTCGAGCGATATTGGCACTGGTGCTAATCTACTGATCATAGGTTTCTCAGGAAAAGCAGGTCGTAGTGAAGTAGGCAGCGCTAATGGAGTTTTCAAAGTTCTAATCCAAGAGCATACTTACGCTAACTTATAATAGCAGGAGGACATAAAAAATGGCTATATCAAGACAACAACTAGCAAAAGAGCTAGAGCCTGGTCTGAATGCATTATTTGGACTAGAGTACAAAAACTACGAAAATCAGCATAAAGAGATTTTCGACACAGAAAACAGTGACAGAGCTTTTGAAGAAGAAGTAATGTTATCTGGTTTCGACAAAGCAGCCGTTAAGTCAGAAGGCGCTGCTGTTGCGTATGATAACGCGCAAGAAACTTACACAGCAAGATATCAACATGAGACAATTGCTCTCGCTTTCTCACTAACTGAGGAAAATGTTGAAGACAACTTGTATGATAAGATTTCTACTCGTTATACAAAAGCACTAGCACGTTCTATGGCTCAAACGAAGCAAACTAAAGCAGCAAACATTCTAAACAATGCTTTTGCTGCTGCATCGACTGGTGGCGACAACGAGTCTTTAATCGGAAACGCTCACCCTACGATCGCAGGGAACCTTAGCAACAGACCGTCTACTCTGTCTGACTTGTCTGAGACTTCTCTTGAGCAAGCTATGATCGACATTGGCAGTTTCAAAGACGAAAGAGGTCTTAAAATTGCTGCTAGAGGTATGAAACTAATTATACCTGCTGACGGTCAATTTACTGCTGAGAGACTTATGAAGTCTGCTCAACGTGTTGGAACAGCTGATAATGACATCAACGCTCTTAAATCTATGGGGATGATTCCTCAAGGTTATGTAGTTAATAACTACATCAACGATGGCGAGCAATGGTTCATTAAAACCGATGTTCCTAACGGATTGAAGCACATGGTACGTACGCCGGTTAAAACGGCTATGGAAGGTGACTTCGAAACAGGTAACATGAGATACAAAGCTAGAGAAAGATACAGTTTCGGCTGGTCTGACTGGAGAGGTATCTACGGTTCTGACGGTACTGCTTAATAAGTAGAACTGTTAGGTCTAACCTAATTAAAGGGGCGCTTCGGCGCCCCTTTTTATTTGCATAATATAGTTAAAAAGCATATACTCGTTTATCTGCGATAAAAATCTAATGTAGACGCGCGCAGGCGACGGCCTAGAGACTACATTAAACATAACTAGGAGGATTAAATCATGGCAACAACAACATTTAGAGGACCTGTTTTAGTTGGTAAGAAAAACGAAGCTAATGTAACTGGATTCAATATCGAAGCAAAAGAATCTAATTACACTGTCGTAGCGACTACTGACTCAGGAAAAACACTCACATCTAAGACTGATGGTGTAGTTTTCACTCTACCAGCTATTGCGGTAGGAAACGTATTTACATTTGTAAATACTGCTGAAGACGGACACAACACTTTTACTATCAGCCCTAATGCTAGTGATGGTATTTTGTACGTAGGAGGTTTAGTTGATGACAAAGACCTTATTAATACAAAAGCAACATCAAAAGTTGGAGACTTTGTTAAAATAGCAGCTTTAAATTCTACTGCCCATTGGACAGTAGTTGAGTGTCAAGGTGTGTGGACTAAAGAATCGTAAGATCAATTAACAGTGGGGCTTCGGCCCCACTAATTTAGGAGGAAAATATTATGGGTGGTAGTTCTTTTACATCAGATCAAAAGACCGCACATGTAACAAGTGACGACGCAATGGTTACTACTTCTTGTAGAGTAACGTCTATTCAAGCAAAAGGTAATAGTGCTAACTGTGCTGTTGTATTGTATGACAATGCTGCAGCTGCATCAGGTACTGCACATACTTTCTTGTTCGGAGAAGAAGGTTTACAAATTTATATACCAGGAAGCGGTATTAGGTTTAAAAACGGAGTGTATTGTGATTTAACAACTACAGGTGGCGTAACTATTACGTACAATTAGGAGGTAGTTTATGGCAACGTCCGGAACAACTACATTCGAAAGTGGTTTTGCAATTGATGATATTATACAGGAAGCCTATGATCGTATAGGCATTCACGCTGTAGGTGGTTATCAATTAAAGACCGCAAGACGTTCATTAAATATAATGTTCCAAGAATGGGCTAATCGTGGCTTACATTATTGGGAAATGGGTAACACCAGTATTGATCTTGTTGAAGGTCAAGCAGAATATATTTTTTATAGAGCAGTAGCAGACGGCACAAGTGTAACCACTGCACCAACTAATGGTATTTATGGCGTTGACGATATTTTAGAAGCTGTTTATAGAACAGGTTATAATACTACTTCTCAAAGCGATTCTGCTCTTACTAAAATAAATAGATCAACTTATTCTGGGCTCTCTAATAAACTAAGTAAATCCACACCAACACAATATTACGTACAAAGATTTATAGACAAAACTGTGATGACTCTTTACCCAACTCCAGATGCTACAGCAGCTGGTAATTATGTGGGTGCTTACTATGTAAAAAGAATCCAAGATGTAGGTGGCTATACTAATACTTCGGACGCACCTTATAGATTTATACCTTGTATGGTTTCGGGATTAGCTTTCTATCTTTCTCAAAAAGAAAAGCCTGAGTTAGTACAGCAAATGAAATTATTATATGAAGATGAATTAAATAGAGCTCTTGTTGAAGATGGTTCGTCTACCAGTACTTATATAACTCCACAGGCTTATTATCCAAATGTCTAATTTTTCTACAGGTAAATATGCAAAAGCAATATCCGACAGAAGTGGTCAAGCGTTTCCATACAGAGAAATGGTTAGAGAGTGGAATGGATCGTGGGTTCATAAAAGCGAGTTTGAACAAAAACATCCTCAATTAGTTCCAAGAAAATTTAGAGGTGATGCACAGGGGTTACAACATGCAAGACCTGCTAGAACAGAACCCGCTGTTGCACATATGCTAGGATTAAATGCAATGCAAGCAGGCACTACTGATACTATTGTAGTTAATGTTAATGATCCAGGTCATGGTTACAGCACCGGGGACCGCGTTAAGTTTAGTGGTTGTGAATCTCATTTCCCGGCTTATCCACAAGTGTCTCATATGCAAGATCATGATATTAATGCTGCAGAGGGGCATATACTTACTAAGATAGATGATGAGAATTATTCTTTTAGTCCTAACGATATTATTTCAGAATGGTTAACAGCAAATTGCAATCCAGGAACTACAACTGTTTATGTTGATATGGATGGGGTGCTTACAGAATATTACCAAAGAGTAGCTGAATGGGTAAACGTAAGTTCAGGAAGACCTTTTGACGGTGATTGGTATAATATGACACCTGCAGATGAAGTATCAGCAATAGCTACAGCTCCATCTAGTTGGTTTCAAAACTTAGCAAAAAGAGCTGAAGCAAATGCTTTAATAGATTTAGTAATGTCAAAAAATAATACTTGGGATGTTTTATCTACTGGGCCAACTTATAATGCACAAAAAACAGCTTGGATTACTACTCATTTTGGTACTCCTGGTTCTGGTAGTGGAAGAGCTCCTGCCTCTGTTAACTATGCTACAGACTACAATAAGGCTCCTTATGGTGGGGCAAATAAATTATTAATTGATGACAGGACCACTTATATCAATCAATGTGAAGGAGCTGGAGGCAAGGGGTTTAAATATATTGAAAGTGGTGGTATAAAAGATTTTGGAGGAGGCAACATGTCCGTAGGACCGCTTACAATATTAGCATGACAACATACGCAGAATTAGTAACACAGATTAGAGATTACACAGAAACTGACAATCAGGTTTTAACTGATACTATTGTTAATGACTTTATTGAACACGCTGAACTTAGAATATTTAAAGACGTAGATTTAGATTGTTATAAAGATGTCATGAATGGAGCAACTGCAGCTAATAACAGATGGGTTCCTTTACCAGGACAGACAGCCGCAGCTACTACACCGAAATTGACTGATTATGCTACTATTAGATATGTTACTATTTACTTGGACTCTGGCACTAAAGTCAGACATAAGTTGGTAAGAGTAGACTCAGATTTTATGAATGAGTACTATGATACACCAGAAACTGGCTCTGCTAGTATGCCAAAATACTATGCACAATGGGACGAAGGCACATTGGTACTTGCACCAACTCCAAATGCAATATATAAATTTGAGGTAGGATTTACAAAGTTACCTACAGGGTTATCAAGTGGTAATACTGAAACATGGGTAAGTGTTAACGTACCTAGAGTAATTTTGTATGCAGCTTTATGTGAAGCTTTTAAGTTCTTGAAAGCTCCACAAGATCAACAAGTATATGAACAGTCTTATAGAGAAGCTGTTACAGCGCTTGCACAAGAACAAATGGGTAAAAAACGTAGAGATGAGTACAGGGATGGGGCAATTAGAATTCCAATTCCTAGTGCGAATCCATAATTAGGAGAATACTATGGCAATATCACAAGCAGTTGCAAATGTTTTTAAGATGAACTTGCTAAAAGGAAATCATAACTTTAATACAGGTATGACATACAAAATAGCTTTGTACACTTCTTCTGCTACTATGGGAGCTACTACTACACATTACGTCACAACAAACGAAATAACTAATACTTCAGGATCTGCTTACTCTGCAGGAGGAAAACAATTACAAAACCCTTCAGTAACAGGCGGTGCAAGTACTACTCCAGCGTATGTTGACTTTGACGATATTTCTTGGACAAGTGCTTCCTTCACAGCGAATGGGGCTTTAATTTATCGTTCAGATAATAGTTTGTCTAATACTGATGCAGTATGTGTTTTAGCTTTTGGCGGAGATTTCACAGCAAGTAACGGAACATTTACAATTCAATTCCCAACAGCGGGTGGTGGATCAGAGATACTTCGGTTAGGTTAGGATTTTTATATGGCTTTCGTAATTAACGATAGAGTCAAAGAAACCACGGCAACTACCGGAACAGGTACTATTGACCTAGCAGGAGCGGTAACAGGTTTTGAGACGTTTGTTACAGGTGTTGGTAATTCCAACACTACTTATTATTGTATTACACTTCCAGGTACTACAGAATTTGAAGTTGGTATAGGAACAGTAACAGATGCTACTCCTGATACTCTTTCTCGTTCTACAATTATTTCAAGTTCTAATAGTGATAGTGCTGTTAATTTTAGCGCAGGAGCTAAAGATGTATTTTGTGCTCTACCAGCTTCTAAGGCTATTGTAATAAATGATAGCGGAAGTGTTACAACACCTTCTTTGGATATAACTGGAGCAATAACAATTTCTGGAAATGTGGATGGACGCGATGTTGCTTCCGACGGTTCAAAATTAGATAATATTGAAGCATCAGCAGATGTAACAGATGCAACTAATGTAGGAGCAGCTATAACTGGATTTCCAACAGGAACAGACGCTGCCGCTTCTGATTTAGTTCCTTATTATGATGTTACTGCATCAGCGTGGGAAAAATCAACAGTAACTAATTTAGCTTTACAAGGACCAGCAGGACCAGCTGGCGGTCCAGGGCCCACTGGACCAGACGGGCCAGACGGACCAGACGGACCAAACGGACCTCCGGGACCAAACGGACCAAACGGACCTCCGGGACCAAACGGACCTCCGGGACCAAACGGACCTCCGGGACCAAGTGGAACTATTACAAATACAGCTTATCAAATGACATCATTAGGTTTAGGCACTGCTGCGTCCGGAACTACGGGCGAGCTTCGAGCTACCAATAACATCACAGCGTATTATTCAGACTCTCGGTTAAAAGATTTTGAAGGACCGATTGAATCTGCTTTAGATAAAATAAAAAAGATTAGCGGTTATTATTTTACAGAAAATGACTTAGCTAAAAAATTTGGTTTTGATAATGACAGGCGCCAAGTAGGAGTTAATGCTCAAGAGGTTGAAGCAGTTTTACCTGAGGTAGTTACTGAAGCACCTTTTAATTCTGAATATAGAACTGTTTGGTATGAAAAACTAGTTCCTTTACTTATTGAAGCAATAAAAGAATTAGACGAAAAACAATGTAAGTGTAAATGCAAAAAGGATAAATAATGACAATAGCAGCTTCCGCTTTTGCAGAAACCCCATTTGCATCACAGAATCTTGTAGCTATATCAGTTAGCGGTGTTACTTTAACTTCCGCCGTAGGATCTCCGAGTGAGATAGTTGGAGACTCTAATTTTCCTCATCCACTAGGTCTAGGTATGACCGTAAGCTTAGGTCAAGAAACCGGGCATGTTATAAAGATTCCTACTGGGACTCAAATAACTTCTGCTATTGGTTTTACTCCTAACGATAATTTACATATAAATTCTACAACAACCTTAACAGGCCTTTCACTGACAAATACTCTTGGTTCAGTATCTATACTTGCAACTATAGGTGTAGATGTAACAGGTCAAGCAGTAACTCTATCTCTTGGCGAGGAAACAATTACTGGGACAGCAGTAGCTACTCCTTCAGGACTAGCTCTTACTTTAACTCCAGGAAGCCCAGTAGCTACTGGGACAACTTTTGTATCACCTGCTACTACAGCAGCAACCTTAGTTTTAGGCTCTCCTACTGTGCGTATTAATCAAACTGTTCTTCCAACCGGTATTGAAATAACTCTCGAAGCTCTTCCAGGCTCTATCTTTACTGGTTGGCATGATGTTACTACTCCTACCAGCTCTGCTTGGCTCAATATTGACTCAGGTTCGGGCTCGACATGGAGCAATATAAATGCTACAACTAGTGGAACATGGACAAACGTTGATAGTTCAGGTAATAGTACTACCTGGAGCAACGTAACAGTACCAACAGACAGTAATTGGACGGAGCAATAAAATGGCATCAACATATTCAACACGATTAAAAATAGAACTTATTGGTGACGGTGAGCAATCTAACTCGTGGGGTACCACGACTAATAACTCACTTTCAAGATCAATTGAAGAAGCTATTACAGGCGTTTTAACTATAAACTTAGGATCAGATTCTTCTCCTAAAACTTTAACCTCGGGCGACGGTCCAGTTGCCTCTGCTTCTAACCAAGCGCGGTCCGCGGCTATTAGATTTCATGGACACTCAACAGCGTTTAGAATTAATGTTCCAGCTGTTGAAAAACTATATTACATTATTAACGACGGTACAGGTGCAGGTACTATTACAATGGATGTTGGCGGAACGGGGAACTCGGCTAACCAACAAGCTATTTCTCCTGGACAAAAAATGTTTTTGGCAACCGATGGTACCACTTGGTATGCATTAGAAACTTCATCTTCAACTTGGAGAACTATAGCTACATCAACCGGTAATGTGTATGCAGGGGAAAAAATATTTGTAAACACTGTCTCTAATACTGTAAATTTAACTTTACCAACAACTCCACCAGCAGGATCTGAAATAAGATTTTTAGATTTAAAAGATAATTTTGATTCAAATGCATTAACAATTACACCGGGTGGTTCTGATAAAGTTTTTGGTGCAGCTGCCCCAGGAACAGTTTCAACTGAGGGCGCAGCATTTTCATTAGTATATACAGGAGCTACAGACGGCTGGAAATTAACGGAGAAATAAAATGGCAACATATGAATCTAAAAGATATGCAACCATTCCAATTGCAGCTACTCAAGTAGCTGACGGTTCTGTAACAAATTCAGAATATCAATATATAAATACTTTAGCTTCAAACGCACAAACTCAAATAACAGCTAGAGCTCCTTTAGCTGGAGCCACATTTACAGGTGGAGTTAGAATTAATGATTCTCAAAATTTAAATATAGGTAGTGCAACTGACTTAGTTATTTCACACGACACTAATAATTCTAAAATTAATAATACAACTGGTGAACTTCGTATTGGTGCAGATACTATAAAATTAATGAACCAAGCAGAAGATGAAACACAGCTTAGTGCTACAGCAGATGGAGCTGTATCACTTTACCATAATAATGTTATTAAAGCAGCCACAGGGCCGAGCGGTCTAAACGTAACGGGGTCTTGCGTAGCAACAACTTTTAGTGGTTCTGGATCCGGTTTGTCTAATTTAAATGCAGCTGATGTAGCAGGACAATTCTCTGCTACTGCAGTTAAAATAGATTATGATAATTTACCGACAAGTGATCCTAATGTTAAAGGTAGATTTTACTTACAGGATTATGGATCAGGTAAAACTTTAATGGT